TCTTGTTTTAATTGTGATACCAGTGATGTGGTAGGCACAATGATAAGTATATTTCTCTGCGCTGCCCTATGCCATCTGACTAATCCGTAGATGATGAGTGATTTTCCTGAGCCCGTTGGGGATAGTAAAAGTTTGCGACGCTGTTTAATAGCTTGGAATATTGCTTTGAGTTGGTAATCTCTTGCCTTGAAAGGTAACCGTAGATGTTTAACGAAAGTCGCAATCCCCTCAGGTGTGACATAATCTTCTTCCTCGTTGGGTAGTCCATAAAACTTTGAGTCTTTAAGGGTAAACTCATAACCCTTCTCTTCCAGATAGTCTGCAAGATAATCATAGAGACCGACATATATCTCACCTGTACCTGGTGAATACAATCTAATCTTTCCGTCCCAGAATCGCCTCTTATACTGAGGCATATACTTGGCACCTGGGACCTCAAACTGAAAGAATTCACTTAACTCTTTGTGTAAGTGTTGCTCTCCTTCAACTCGTAGATAAACCTCATTCTTTTTTGAGATGGTTATCATCTAACACCATAATACTTGATAATGTCCATAGTATTCTTAATAGCAAACCCTCTCGAGTCTATCTGTTTAAGTATCCTATCAATACAATTTATACAAGTTTCTAGGTAGTCTATTTTCTGGTTTGCCTTACATATATCTGGGTCACTATTGATGTATACATCTAGGTCACCCTTCAATACTTTGAGGTCAAAGGGATTTTCCCTGTATACCTCTGATGGTGCTTTGCCTGAGTAGTATTCAAACTTCATTCTATACAATACATTCTTCTTAACTTGTGCCTCTGACAGCATCAGTTTGAATGAGTTGTAGAATTGTACATACTTAGCATGAAGACGAGGTGTCTCCATACTATCATTTGCTAGTAACTCAGGTAATTCTCTATGGTCAAAGAATGCTTCTGAATCCTTTGCCCACATCTCTTGAATTTTTTCAAGATTCATTTTGATTTCTTTATATCATCATGCAACCTTTTAGTTGCATATTCTTTCATATACTCTTCTCTACCATCTTTAGTAAAGACCTTCTTTTCGTAATCGAAATCAGGATGAGGTGCAGCACTTACAACAGGGTCTTTAGTTTTATTCTTAATTACTATGAATCTATCAGCAGCGAATGTCCCTGCTAGATTTACCTCAATCTCATCAGTGTCTTTCCAGTTAACAGTGCCATCTTTCTTTTTGTGTAGCATTGCTTCTTGAATTTTGTCAATGATGTCTTGAGTAAGTTTCATAATTATTCTAAACGTGTATCTCTCGATGTTGACTCACCTCGTCTTACTTGGTAAGCAGCGTAAGTAAAAGATACACTTGCTGTTGCGTATTCTGTACCATCTATTGTAGCATTAAATTCCATTGCTGACAAGGACTGTGGTATGATATCTTGGAATACACAGTTTAAATTTAGATTAAAATTACTGTTTAGAATTGCTAGGGTAGCATCTGTCCTAAACTCTTTGTTTTGTTTCTTTTTACTCTCAGTAAATACTCCTCTCTCCTGATAGGTGTCTGGTGTACCTAGTGCACGTATCCAGTTATGGAGTATCATATAGTTTTCCATGTCCTCATCAATCAGAAAGGTAAGATTCAATGGGTCATAGGTTATAAAACCTTCCAAAGGTAACTGTCTGAGTGGTGTTGACTGTTGCTGTATACCTAGATTCATGCTAGGAATATTAGCAGACTGCGCAAAGTAAGGTATCTTAGGATACTCTGCCAATAAAAACTTAAATCCTATAGGAGATAGGAAGTTTCTATTCTCTATCTGTTTGTTCCAAGTCGTCATAGTCTGTGTCCATGTATACTAGACCTAAATTTTCATCGAAATACTCGTCTTCTTCCATCATGTGTTGTATTCGTCTATTATAGCTAGCATACTATTTAGTTGATAATGAGACCCTTCTATCCATTCCTCTGATGCACCATGATATCTACCATTATACAAATCATTCTTTAATTTTATGAGACGAGCTTTCATCTCTATCTTAGTAACTCGTCCTCTACCCACGTATTTGAGCTCCATATGTAAATTAGATATTCTAACTACTTATAAAAAAAACCGCACCCCTAGAGTGCGGTCTCGTTACAGTGTCAGTGTATTCTCACATGAGAATGCCACTGCAGATACGTTTACATGAGGACTGTGTATCTGTACATTCTATTAAACATTCGTAATATTCGTCTATTTTGTCCTCGTGGTCAGTAGACGTCATCTTGTGTTGCCATCGTTGGTTAAACGATACTAAATTGTGCATGGTGGACTCCCATAATGTTTACTTCACAAAGAAATTAGGGTGCATCGGACCAGTCTCCAATTCTCTTAATTATTTACTCATCTTTAGACTCTGTCATAAAGTTTTCTAACTCATATGAAGGAGGTATATGATGGTCATTCCAGTGCCTAATATTTCCTGCTACAATAAAACAGTTTGTCACTACTAACTGTATAAAGATTAGAGTGCGAATTGCAGCAACAAAGTCTGCCTCCCTATCAGAAGTCCCAGATTTGTCACCTAATGCTTTCGCCCAAATTCTCCAAAGTTTTTTCATGGCATCTATTATAGCATAAAAAAAGACACCCTGTAAAGAGTGTCTTTAAGAAATATAAGCATCTCGCTTACATTAGGTTTGTTACCTTTACTCTTCTGTAGTAACGGTTTGCGTTAGATGTAAGAGCACCTTGACCTTGTGTAAGACCCTCAGCGAATGGGTTTGCAACCATTCCGTAACGAGTCTTAAAGCCAATTTTTGGTTGGAATGTATCCTGACCAACGGCTCTAACCATTTGTAGAGGCACGTAAGGACAATAGAATAGTCCTGCGTCGTATGCGCTACTACCTTTATATCCTGCAACATAGAAGTGATTGTCACTTACGTTTGCTGAATATGGGTCAACATAAACCTTGATTCTTCCGTTAAGAGTACCAGCAAGTGTGCTGCTATTGTCATCAGGAAGTAGGTTGCTGTTGCCTGCAAGAGCAGGAGTGTAATCAAGCACACCAGCCATTGATAGAGCACTAGCCACGTCTGCAGAGCAGATGAGGATGTTACCCTTTCCACGACGAGTTTCATGCCCGATAGCATTCATATCTCTTTCAATCTGGAATAATAGTCCCTTGAATTTCTCAACTGACCATCTACCATTTGAGTCAACGTCTAGGTCGAATACACCAGCTGTTGCTGTGTTATTCTGAGCACCTGGGCGAGCGATTTTGTAGACTGTTCTTACAACTTCACGGTTGATTTCAGCAAGCACTTCTGTTGAAAGGATGTTTGCTAATTCAGACTCAGCGTCTAGTCCGTGAACTGCTTTCAAGTCTTGAGCAAGCTCTAAACTGTACTCTGCCTTTAGTGCTCTTGATTTAGCAGTAACTGTTACTTTCTCGATTGAGAAACCCATTTCGTTGAAATGGTTTGTGCTACCGTCACCAAGTGCTTCAGACTGAGCAGTTGTCATACCCTGTCCACCGATTGTGTAGTTTCCTGCACCGTCAGCGAGTAGACCTGGGTTAGAACCTGTCATATCGTTTGAAGCGAGACCATCACTGCTATTCTCTGAAGAATGCTCAGTGTCAACTTCGTTGAAGAATGTTTCAACTGCACTGTTGTTGATGTCTCTGTTTGTGCCTTTTGTGGAGCGCATTGCAAAGATAAGTCCTGTAGGACCTGTCATTGGTTGCACACCGCAAATGTCGTAAGCAATAAGCTTAGGCATACTACGACGAATTAAGCTGATTAATACTGGGTCGAAACCTGCAACTGGACCTGTAGCTGTGCTACCACCAGAGAAACCAGTACCACCAAGAGAGTTGGTTGGTGCTGCTTCAGTTACTAATCCTCTTTCTTCTTTCAAGAATCTCTCTTGATTCTCAAGGAGGACTGAGGTCACCGATTTTCTATACTTGTCGGAAATCGCTTCGATTTCGTTATGGTCTAGAATAGGAGCCCACTTCTCCTGTAGATGTTCTGCGTTAAACATTTGGATTTAGTGGATTTGTTTACTTGCCCCAACGACTGATTGCCTGCACGTATGCTGACATTGAATCAGTTGCGGGTGTTTCTGCTACTTCCTTAGACTCAGTCACTGTCTCAGCAGCTCCTTTTGCCTCAGGTTTTGTAGAGAAATAAGACTCACGTAAAGTAGAAACTTTCTCACGGAAAGATTCTTCATTCTCAAACTCAACAGCTTCCGCTAGAGAAATAAGTTTCTCTTTCTGAGAGAGACTTAAGCCCTCTGCGATTTCTGTCACAATCCCATTCTTGATATAGTTGCCGACTTGCTTAGACAATCCGACGTTTTCTTCAATCGACTCGTTGAGTTTTTCTTCCATACTATTGAGTTGTCCTTGTAATTCATCAACAAGGTCAACTTTCTCGTCAGGAATTTCAATGAAATTCTCAACGAAAACTTGTTTGATTCCATCCAATACGGATGTTGCCATCTCTTGCTTAATTCCTGCTTCAACAGCGAGATTGTTTTTCTCCATCCACTGTGTTACAGAGTAAGTAAGATACTCATCGACCTTTTCTGCAAGGTCTTTCTTGACTGAATCAATTTCTTCTTCGAGGACTTTAGCGTATTCCTCGTGCATACGGTCTAGCTCTTCGTTTAAACGAGAGACTACAGCAGCTTCAAAGATTGTTTTTGCTTTATCTTTGAATTCCTCACTGAGGTTTTCACCTTCGGTAAGTGCAGCGACGTCAGCAGAAAGGTCAACTTCAATGACTGCTCTTTCTTCTTTTTCGTCTTCAGCAATAACCTCACCTTCTGGCTCGTGTCCTGCTTTTACATCACCTTTATCTGACCATGTTGCTGTCGCAGATGATGCGTCAGATGGTTTAGTTGTAGGTGCAGCAGCATTACCACCCGCAACAGTTTTCATTTTGTTGCTGTCGTCGTCTGGTTTGCTGTTGAATGGAGTAGGACCGCCTAGGTCTTGGATGCCCGCAAGACTACTACCGTCAGCACCCAGCTTGGGCATCGGTTCGCCTGGCTTGGCATTTGCGGTTACACTCGATTCATCTAGAGTTTTGTTCTCTGTTGACATTGTAGTCTCCGAAATCTAAAATTGTAAGCTATTTGCTATATTTATTTATACTTAGAAAGATTTTAGTAGCCGTTGAAACGCGGAAAGTTTGATTTCTTCCATCTGGTTTTGCGCAGCATTGTTAATTCTTCCTCTAATCTGGTCTATTGTTTGCTCGTGTATAGCACCACCCGCATAGACCCACTCTCTTCCTTCCATAATCCCATTGACAAAAGCGTCTGGGGCAGAAGGGTCTGCTACTATATCAGCAGCAGTTGCAAGCATGAAGTCGTCAGCAACGATTTTTAAACCGTTTTCTTCTTTGATTGACCCCAATCCTCTTGAGGATACACCAAGTTTTACTCCTTCATCTAAAAGACTCTTAGCAATATTACCCATAGGTGTGTCTAAGATTCTTGCTTTTCCTACAAAATTATTACCTTCTTGTTTAAGAGAAGTAATCAAATGTGAAACGCGGTCAAGATTGATAGTAGGACCATCAGGATGACCTAACTCACCGAGTGAGCGTCCCTTTTTAATGTAAGACTCATTGTATTTATCCACTTCTCTTTGAAGAGTTTGGACAGGATACATACGTCCGTTACGATTTTTGATTGCTCCTTGTAGAAATACACCTTCGATAAAGTGTGACTTCTTGCCACCCTTACCTTCTGTGATAACTACTTTACAAGATTCAATCTCTTCCCGAATCAGTTTCATCTGGGGTTTCCTCTGGTGTTTGTGCAACAGGTGCTTCAGCATCTTCTGGTTGCTCTGTGTTTTCAGGACCTTCATCCTGAGGAGCAAACATAACTTTACCGATTTCCTGCTTTTTGTCGTCCACAGCTTTAACAGCAGCAGCGTTCATACCAGTTGCAACGTAATCCGATAGGTCTTTTTGACCCGCGAATAGCGCATTAACTATATCTTGAGCGGCTTGTGTTGGCATAATGTTATAGTATCGTAATAATTATTTATATATCTCCCTTTTTGTAGTCCGCAGGCTTGATTCCTTGCTCCGCAGGGTCAACTGGCTCTGGCTCTAAAGACATTGCCATTTGCTCATGCTCCATGCTAGGCATAGCAAGTGGGTCGATTGCCTTACCTTCCTTAATTTCTGCTTCCATCTGCTTATCCATTTCTTGAAATAGTGCTTCTGGTTGCTTCAATACTTGCTTGCGTAAGTATTCTAAGGAGAAGTAACGACCTACAAATGGGTCCATCTGCTGCAGTAATGCCATACGTGCATTCTGTATTTCTTGCTCTTTTAATTCAGAGAAGTAATTATCAGCGATGAAATCATACTGTATATGCTCCTTCATCTCATCCCATTCTTCAAGAGTAAAAATACCCTTTAAAACGACTTGAGTTCTTAGGAGGTCATTGAATAAATCAGAGAATCTTTTGCGCAATCTGACTACAAATTTCTGGAATTTTACTTCGTCTCTTGTAATCTCAGCACTTCTTCCAACATTAAATGCGGAATCAGATTCTAAGCGTGACTCGGGTACGTTGAGTGAGCGGTAGAGTTTTTTCTGGAAGTACTTGACATCCTCAAGTTCTCCAAGATTTTGTCCACCTGGGAGAGTAGAGATTTCCGTGCCTCTTCCCCCTTCTCTTCGTGGTAACCAGAAGTCTTCGAGCATTGACATGAATTTCTTGTCATCTCTTATTTCTCCTGTATCAGCGTTGTAAACAAGTTTGTTACGATAGCGGGACATCACCTCACGGAGGTATTGTTCTGCTTTTTGCTTAGGTAAATTACCCACGTCAATATAGAATATCCTACGCTCGGGAGCGCGAGACAATCTATATATAACCAAACTATCCTCAATCATCCTAAGTTGATTGAGTGCCTTGATTGCTTTATGTAGATGTGAGAGAACATAATTTCTCTGCATATCTAACTGACCTGAGTGACAATACGTTATTGCATCAGGTGCAATCTTGATTCCATTGTTCTCATATCCTTTCAGACCTTTGGGTGAGTATATGTAATACTCAACAGAACGCGGAACAATAGAAGCGGTCTGTGGATCTATGGGTTGTAATCTATCTTTTGGTTTATCAAACTCTACAACTTTCTTAATCTTTCTAGGATCAATGTATCTAAGTTCCGTAATACCATTCTTAGGATTCTTAGTATCGATCATCTTATGATAGAATAATCTACCATCTATGTACCAACGTCTGAATATATCGTATGCTTTTCTGTCGAAATCTAAAAGAACAAGGACGTTATCAAACTCTTCCTTGATTCTTGATTTTAAGTTTGCTGATCCACGGAGGTTTTGAAGATCAATATCTACTGGATGATCGTTCAAGTCCCCTGCTATCGCTTCATTAACAACATCATTGATCGCTGCATCTGCCTCTGGGTGTAGAGACATTTCTCTATAACGACCAATCAAATCTGCTTCGCTTGCCTTATTAGCAGCGTCGCCCATTTCAACGTACTGTCCGAAATACCCACCCGCTACTATCGGTTGCGCTGCGTCATCAGATTCTTTACGCACGAAAGAAGGGGTAGTTGCTTGCCCCTTCTTCTTGCGATCAAGAGAATAACCAAATAAATTTGACATTATCGGATCTTACTTTAATTACTTCATTATTATTTAGACACGTTTGAAAACGTCATTATACGTTGTCTGTGTCTTCCTTAGCATTTGCTACATCAGTATCGTTGATGATTGGTTCCCAGTACTGGACTGCAAACTCAACTGTGTACTCCTCAGCAGCATCATTGCTATCCCATGCTAAGTCAATAGCAGAGATATTTACAGGATAGATTCCTTCAAATTTATATGATTTGATGTCTCCACCTGTTCTTCCTAACTGTCTTACAGTAGCACTTGTTTGATAGTTTACTGGTGCAGCATAAACTGATCTGTTCTCAGCAAGTAAACTGATCTTATTTGACCATTGTTCAAATGCATTTCTCATTTTGAATCCTTCATCGTTGATAACAGTAACAGTCCATGGTTCAAATGTTCTGTCTCCTGCAATCTTCAAGACTCTTCCTCTGTATGGAACTTCAACTGTACCAAGAGTGGATGCTGGTAAGTTTGCTCCTTTAACTAGGAAGGTTCCAAATTCTGCTAGTTTAGATGGAGAAGCGGGTGCTAATCCAACTGGGAAATCTAGTTCAACTTGGAATTGATTGGGGCGGGCAACTTCTCTAACCGAGTTACGG